ATGGATAAAGATATTGCAGATAGGAACGCTAGATAATGGCTTATTTTGATGCTCAAATACAAACATTAGCAGGAACAGCTACAGATGGAGAGATGGACCAATTTTGCACTGATGGAGCAAAAGAAATTATAAACATATTACCTCCCAAGTTAAAAGAAAAATGTATGCAAGAAACAACTTTAAATAATTCTTCTCCAACTTTAGATTTAGATGCAGGTGCGTCAGGAGAAATATTACACGTTACAAGGCTTTCTGCTGATTCTGGAGGAGTGAGACTTCCTTGTAGAGAAGTTCCTTCTGCATATGGAGAACTGACAGGAGATTCATCAAGTATTTATTATGCAAGTGTAACTGACCCAGCATATTGGATTTCAAGTTCAAGTGATGCTCCAATGTTAAGTGTTAATCCTACTCCTACTTTAAATCAAACTGCAATTGTATATCATATTAAATACCCAACTGTTGATGTTGATGGTGATGATTCAATAGATAACTTTCCAAATGAAGCAGAGTATTTAGTTGTATTATATGCAGCAATTAAAGTATTGCAAAATAAAATGAACGAGAAATCAGGGGATTTACCAAGTGATATTTCAGAATTAGTATTATCAAGCACTAGCCAGTCATTGCCTACTTTTACAGCTCCATCAGATATTACTTTACCAAATATTCCAGTAGCTCCAGCAATGAGTGAAAAAAATGTATCTATAACAGGTACTGCTCCTATATATACAAAGCCAGTATTTGCTTTAGATGCAAAGCCTAGTATTAGTGATTTATCTATATCCAGTCCAAGTGCTCCTACTGCTCCAACTTTAAATGCTGTCTTTTATGTTAATGCAGAGAATGCAGATGCAAGCGCTGCTTCTGTAAGTGCTGCTTCGTCTAGTGTTATAAGTAAGGCAGATATATCTGGGAATGCACCTACTTATGTTAAAAATGTTGTTGCTCCAGATTTTGCAGATGCTGATAACTGGCTTAACGAAGAAGAAGACTCTGAATTAGTAACATCTAGAGTACAAATTATTTCTACACAATTGCAAGAATATCAAGCTAATATACAAAATGAATTAAACGAATATAATAAAGAAAATTCAATATATCAGGCTAATGTTCAAGCAGAATTAGCAAAGCATAATAGTGATTTGCAAACAGCAATTAATAATGCAAATTTAGATGGGCAAGATAAAAGGCAAGAAGCTAGTCAAACTACAGATATAGATAAGTTTAATAAAGCTCAGGACCAAGCATTAGAATTAGAAAATAAAGCAAAAGAAATGGAAGCTTTGATACAGGAGAATAATATTAAAATATCTAAGTATTCTCAAGAAATATCCTCTTATCAAGCTCAAATAAGCAAAGAAGTTCAAGTATATCAGCAAAATTTACAAAAAGAAATTCAATTATGGGAAACTAACAATTCTAGTGGTTTACAAAAATATACACAAGATATGCAAAATGAATTAAATGAATTTAATGATGCAAATGTAGAATATCAGGCTAAATTACAGAAAGATTTACAGGATGCTCAATTAGCAGAATCAAAAGAAGGTAGAGATTTACAAAAATATGCAAGTGAATTATCCTCATATCAAGCAGAAGTTGGAGCTAAAGTTCAAGAATTTCAAATTATATTACAAAACGATTTAGAAAAATTTAAATCTGATATGGATAAATATAATGCAGAGGTAGCAAAAATTAATTCAGATAATCAAAATAAAATTGGAAAGTATTCTCAGGATATGGCTAATTATGCAGCAAAGATACAAAAACATTCAACTGATTATCAATGGATTCAAGGGCAATATGCTCAATTAAAACAAGATTACAATCAAGGAATACAATTATTGGTTGCAGGAGGCCTTCCTCAGCCACAACAACAACAAGGAGAAAGATAAATGGCAGCACATAAAGCAACAGTTAGTGTTTCCGCATCAGTTTTACCAGATGACATGAAGGCTTCTGTAGGAGGAACTACTGTCTACGATTTAAATGATATAGGAGATAATAATAAATGGGTTTATTTTGCTAATAATGTTAGCACTTCAGCTCAATCAATTATGGCCGATGGAGTCAGTTATTTAGCAGGTAATGCTGGAGATGAAACTGCTGTAGTTGATGCATCTGCAGATGATTTAGGATTTTTAGTATTAAAACATTCTGGATATCAAGGTGATGGTACAACAACTTCAACAGATAATTTATATCTAAATATTACTCATGGCGCTGATGCAGATGCAGCAGCAGGCAGTTTAGTATTAGAACCTGGAGATGTATGGTGGGGAAGATTTGTCCATAGTGATATAGATGATATTTCTGTTGAAGCAGCAGGCAATACAGTTAAACTATTAATTTATGCAGTATTAGATGATGGTGGTGTGTAGGATAGGAGTCTAGATGACAGCTAAGAATATTATAGAACAAATTGAAAGAATGTTTGGTAGACAGCCTGAGCAATACATGTTTCAATTAATTAATGATGCATTAGATGATATTGCATCACATAAAAGAAATTACACAGTATCAAAAACAACTAATCTTATAGGTTATGATAGATGGTATACTTTGCAAGATGCTGTTATAGAAGTAGAAAGGGTCGAGATAAAGGATACAAATAATCGATATGTAATGATACCTAAACTAGCAGACCCTCATAAAATATTAAGAGGAGATACAGACGATACGTCAACAGTATGGAGTAATACTGATGCTGGTGACGACTCATTAACTTAGGAGAATTATGGCAACAAATAAAAGAACATATCCAAATTCATACTTTACATGGTATAATGATGATAATAGGTTGGCAATTTTATGCGAAGATACGACATCTTCTTCAGGAGAAAGAACTAGCGAAAAATACGATACATATCAGGGAGATGATGTAACTTCAGGAATAAGAATTACATATAGGTCAAAATATGATACAATAGATGCACAGGATGAAGATTTAAAAACAATTGGAAAATTAGATTCAGGACTACATCCTGCTGTGGTATGTTACGTTAAATCAAGAATGTATGAAGATATGGGAGATTTACAGCAAGCTCAATATTTTAGAACAATGTATGATAAAATGGTTAAACAATATCCATTAAGAAAAAGCGGAGTAAGAGCTTTATCTGTACCAAGATTATAAAAGGGGGGTAGTATGAGTGATTTAAATGAAAAAATTTTAAATCTTAAAAAGCAACAAGAGCAAGCAAGAGAATTGTTTGTTAAATGCCAAGGTGCAATTGAATTACTTGAGGCAATGCTTGAAGAAGATAAAGAAGAAAAAAAAGACAATAAAAAATAGTTTTTTGAAATAAGGGGTAATATGGCTAAGAAAAGCAAAGGTGTAATTGAAAGAGCAATAGTAACGCCAGATAAACACTTTCCTATACACGATGAAAAAGCAATAAGCGTAGTCTGTCAAGCAATAGAAATTGTAAAACCTGATACATATATAGACTTAGGTGATACAGGAGAATGGGAACATTTTAGTTCTCACTATTGGAAAGGAAGAAGCGCAAAGCCAATGGAAGATTTGATTCCATTGTTAGATAAAGATGTCTCTGATGTAAATGCAGGAATGGACATTATAGACAAATCATTAGATAAGGTTAACTGTAAGGAAAGGCACTTTGTTCAAGGCAATCATGAAGTATGGCTTGATAAATTCGTAGTCAGATACCCATATTTAAAGGAATATACAACTTACAATGCATTAAAGTTAAAGGAAAGAGGATATAAATATCATCCTTATAATAGAAAGAAGTTGTTAAAGAAAGGAAAACTTAACTTTACACATGGCAAGTATGTTCCTAAATATCATGCTTTTAAACACTTAGATATGTATGGTGAAAGTATAATGTACGGACACACACATGACTTACAAAGATTCACCAAGACTACCGCAGGTGGAACTATAAGTGCTTGGAGTCTAGGATGTTTAAAAGATATAGAAGCAGATGAAGATTGGTTGAGCGGAAGATTAACTAACTGGAATCATGCTTTTGCAATTATCGATTGGTTTAAAGGCGGTAATTACAAAGTAGAAGTTGTAGAAATAATTAAAGGAAAAACCTCATTATGGGGTCAATTGATAGAAGGTAAATAAGGAGAAAGATGGCAAACTTAACAGTAACACATACAGAGGATATAACGTTAAATGGACAGCAATTTGGTGCAACAACAATAAAGAGCTTTTCAGGTATTGGTGAAATATCAAAAAGAATTCTAACTATTACGACTGCTGAATGTGTAATAGGAACATTTAGCGCAGCTGTTGCTTCTGCTGGACATTTTACTGCAGCTGATGTTAGGTATATAAGATTTACTAATTTAGATACTACAAATTTCGTTACATTAACATTTAGAAACCAAGACAATGATGAATTTGCTGTTAAGGTTGATGCTGGGCAATCATTTATTTTAAATGGTGATAATGCTAACGGAATGACGGCTATCTTTAATGCAACTCAAGATGCTGACGCTGCTTCTAGTACTAACTTTGGAAGCTTGACAAACATTCAAGCAGATGCAGATACTGCTTCATGTGATTTAGAGATGATTGTAGCCTCTGTATAAAATGAATATAGGTGACTATTTATTAAAGAGTAATAAAATTACTCAAAAGCAAAGAGAAAAAGCTGAACTTGAACATGAAGTATCTGGTAATAAGTTTGGTAAATGTTGTTTAGATTTAGGTTTTATTACTAGAACTGAACTTAATCAAGCTATAAAAGCTGTTCAGAAAAAACAAGGAGGAGAGAATAGACCGATGGCGACACAAATAGGAGAAGATAGCAAATTTACATTTGATATAAAATTTATGGTTACTATAGCTGCTGTTATTATATCTGCATGTGGTACTTACTTTAGTATACAAGGCTCTATAGATGAGCTTAAAGCAAATAATAGTCCTAATAGATTAGAACATGACTATGTTGTAAAAGAGATTGATAATATAAAGTCTATGGGCGATTTAAAGATAATATCATATAAGCTTGATGAGTATGATGAAATGTTTGCAGAAATAAAAGATTTAGTTAAACAACTACAACCTCTTGCTTCAGATTTAGAATATATAAAATCAGAACTTGATAAGTTAAAGAACAAGAAGATAGATATCCCTGAAGTTGATTTCAGCGGACTTGAGACTGCTATCGACAACGTTGGGGAAGATGTAAAAGCTATGCAAAATAGCTTAGGGGAATTTGAAGAACGTTTAAATAAAGTGGAAAGAAAAGGGGGAGGAAGGTTTTAATGAATGGAAGATTTAAAAATTATTTTATCTATGTGGCTTGCTATGTCTCTGCTCTCTTTGGCGGTTTTTTTTCTAATTCGACTACTTATGTGTCTGCTAACGTTAGCACACCATATATAAACGGCAATATAGAATTAGAAGATGATTATAGATACAACTTCGGTATTCGTAAGATTGCATTATTCCCATATCAATTAAGAAATAAATTTTACAAAGGAAATGAGGCTGCTCTTAGTGATAAAGCTATAACAGGGGCCGTAAGTGGCGTAGAATACCTTTTTTCGGCTAGTTCTGTGCGTAATAGGGGTCATGAGTACCTAGACCAAGAACATTGGATTAAATGGTCAAATAAGTTCTTTATTACGAAATTCAAATATATGAACAAAGAAAGTAGAGATTTAGAGTTTGCTGATTATGATGCAAGATTTAAGTTAAATTTAGGAAGATTATGTCTTACAACTGGTGCATCTTTTAAAGGACATCCAGTATATGGACATCCTGCTATTCATAATTATGAAGGTCCTTGGTGGGAACTTGCATATGAATATGGATATCAAGATTTTCAAGTACCTTTGAATGATTTAAATAACAATGGAGTACTTTC